TTTTTATGACTACTATTAATTTACATGGAGCTTTAGCTAAAGAATTTGGAAGTTCTTTTAAAATGAAAATTAGAAAAGCTACAGAAGTTTTTAAAGCTATTGATGCTAATAGAAATAATTTTATTAATAGAATTGTAGATTTAGCAAAAGAAGGAGTTCATTATGCTGTGATTGTGAATGGAAAAGATGTTAAAACCTGTTTAGAATTAGAAATGAATAACTCTCCAGAAACTATTGACATTGTTCCAGCAATTTGCGGTGCTGGCAGCAAAGGAGCAGCAGTAGGTTTGGGTCTTGCTGGCGTTGCTGCGATGCTATTTGGACAATTTAGTTTGGGCGTTGCTTTAATTGGATTAGCAATTATGGTAGCTTTACAGCCAAAACCAAGCACTCCAAAACCTCAAACTTATTTTACATCTGGAATGAAAGAATCTTTCTTATTTTCTAGTAAAGCTAATTTAACACAACAAGGAGGTCCAGTACCAATTGGTTATGGCAGATTAAGAATAGGATCGAATGTTGTTCAAACTACTGTTAAATCTTTTCCAGTATCTAATCGCACAATTGAGAGCTTAACTGCTGGAGCAGTTGGAGGCTTTAAGTCAAATGTGCATAAAGCTATTTCTAGGGAAAAATAACATGAAGCATTTTATTAAAAAAACTACTTTTGCTGGAGCTTCATTTAGTCCTCCCAGACAAAAAATTCTACCAGGAACTCTAAGAGCACCTCAATTGGGGAATTTTGATATTACAGCATCTTATAGTACTATTGAAATTGTAGACTTAATTTGCGATGGGCCAATTCATAGCATTGTAAATAATGAAGGAGCTAACGTGACAAATGATCATGTGATGCAAGGAATTTATTTAGATAATACTCCCGTGGAAGTTTCTAATAGCCAAGGAAGCGTTAATAATTTTGACGTTAGATTGAGCTTGCCACAACCACTAGGTCAATCTACTTATTATATCAGTAACCAATTAAATCTTTTAACAAGAGATTTAACTGATTCTAATGGAATTACAGTTTCTAGAAAAAGTTATTTATTTTCACAAAGTTTATCAAATACTTTTTTCTGTGCAGAATACGAAAGAACTGGAGTTGTTAAAACAAGTGAAAGCAATGTAGACTATAGAGCATCTATAGATTTTCCATTTCTATCGAGAGAGACTTCTGATATTAATAAACAAAATTATTTCTACTATGATCCTACTGGAACTGTTGGTGGAACAGAATTCTACGACAAGAATTTTAATGGAATGACTAATAGTTGGAGTAAAATTATTTGGACTCCCAACTATGATACTGCCTCCACAGAAGAACATGACATTGATTATGGATATTATTTTATAAATAAGTCTGCATATGGAAGTCCAGATCCACAAAGTATTGATATATCAAATTTAACATCTGAACTTCATTATTATAATCAAAAAGAAATTTCTTCTCTTGATTCTCCAAAAAGTTTATATTCTGTTTTTTTATCAAAATTACAAGAAATCAAACAAACTGGAACTGCTGGAAATTTAGGAACTGATCAATCATCAAGAATGAAGGCGCGAGCTAGTCTTATTATTGATGAATTACTAGCTTTAAAAAGAGATTATTTTGGTGAAACTTTATTAGGAAGAAAAACTCCTAGTGATAAAATGCTGATGCTGATTAGTATTGGAAGTGCTGATTTTGTAAGGTTTGAAGGTTTAAAATCTATAATAGCAGGAGTTCCTCTTAATATAACAACTGATATTTTAAAAGCATATATTCCTGGTTTTGATTGGACAAATAGAGAAGTTAAAATTTATTTCATGCCAGAAGCTGACGTATTGGGAAATTTAACTGGCCAAATTTGTGGACTTATAAGTATTTCAATTGATTTAATACGTAAAAGTCAAACTTTTCGAGGCAAAGGAGATTCTATTCAGTGGCAATTTCCAAGTTCAATATATAAATTTTCTAATAAAGATTTAACAGTTAGTTTATATAAAGAGAATGCAGCAGCTCAGAGATCATCTAGTTTAACATCTTCTAAATATAATTTTAGCAATTTACTTTGTGAATTTAACAATGGAGCAGAAAAACAAGATCCATTATCGTACTTTAATTCTATTCATATTGATTATGAGTATGGACAACAACTTTTAGGTCCATTTAGAGCGGGAGGCAAGGGGGTTCGTAGACTTCAAGAAGATAAAGAGTTGAGAACAACTTGGGGGCCTGATTATTATCAAGAAATTGGAGGAAAACCAAGTTTAATAAATAGCGCTAAAGCTGAAACAAGTGTTGACTCTAATCGGAGATCGAATGAAAATTACTCGGAATGGAATAAAGATAATGATAAGTATGATGAAGATGCGTCTCCCGTAGTACACACTATTGAAAATCCAAATGTTAGTAGCGTTTATTTTACACTTGGAGTTTCATCGTTAAAAGATACTGCTAGTGCAGATATAAATTATAATAAAGAAGTTCCCAAGGGAGACGATCTGCCTGAAATTTCTAAAGATGAGGAATTTCTTGCAGGAGATACATATCCAGCAATTTTAGTAATTGCTGTTGAATGGGGAAAAATAGTAAATGGAATTCCTGATAAACCAAGAACTAGGGAGTATAGAATAGTTTGTCAAATTGAAAGTCAATTATTGATTGATTTTGGTCAACCAACAGCTACTGCCGCCAATGCTAGAAATCAAAGATTTGTAACTTCTAATGTTAAAGAAGGAGGAGGTGATCCAGCAGCCAATTTAGATCCTTTACCCTTGCCAATAATAACTGAGGATGAGAATTCTACACAAGTTAAAAGATATATTAAAGTTACTAAAGTATCAACTGAAACAAATTCTATTTTAATAAGCAGAGAATGTAGCTTAGTAAAGGTTACAGAAATTATTCAAGCTAATTTATCTTATCCATTTTCCGCAGTCGCTGGAATTAAAATGGATTCTAGAGTTTTTTCTAGTGTTCCAGAGAGAAGTTATGACTGCCGCTTAAAGAAAATACAAATTCCTAATAATTATTCTCCTCTTTTTTCAAATGGAACTGATAAAAGATACATTGCAGATGCTGCTGGATATAATCAAGACTATAAAATTTATGAACATGATTGGGATGGAGGTTTCCAAATTGGATGGACTGACAATCCTGCATGGATTCTATATGACATGCTTACTAATACAAGATATGGTTTAGGTTCATATGTTGACGAATCTCAAATTAATATTTGGGAGCTTTATAAAATTGGAAGATTTTGTGATGCTGTAAATGATGAGGGTTATTTTATTGGAGTTTCAGATGGCATCAAAGGTTTAGAGCCAAGATTCTCTTGTAATGTTTTATTTAAAGATTCTATTAAAATATTTGATGCTATCAATGTTATTGCTAATTTATTTAGAGGTGCAGTATTTTTTGCTAATTCGGAAATTCATTTTATTGATGATCGTCCTAGATCTCCAATTGCTCTTTTTAGCAATACTCATGTTAAAGATGGAATTTTTTCTTATAGCAATAATCGCAGAGATCAGCAGTTTAATACAATTGAAGTTTCTTATCTTGATCGATTTGATAATTTTAATACTAAAATTGAATTTGTAGAAGATGAGTCCGACATTCGCAAACGTGGAGTTTTTAAAACTACTATTAATACCATAGGAGTAACTTCAAGATCAATGGCTAGAAGAATTGGTCAGCACATGATTTATCAAACAATTAAAGAAAATCAAGGAGTTGAATTCAAAGCTGGTTTAGAAACTTTACTTTGCCGACCTGGAGATTTAATCATTATTGAAGATGAGATGAAAACTCAGCAAACAAATTTTGGAAGAATTTTAAAGAAAGATTTCGCATCTAAAAGTTTATACATTGAAAATGAATTTAATTCTGGAGCATATAATAATAAAATTACTGTTTATTCTCCAACAGGATACACCACATCTGATGAATTAGATGATATAGCTGCTAGTAAACGCAGCCGAATTACTAATTTTACATTAACAAGTGGCGGAATAGTAAGTGGATATTTAGCGGCCAAGTATTCATTTTCTCATTATTTAACTGGATTTGCTAACGTTACTACATTTGGAGCTCCTAATGGACTTGATGATCCTGAAGAATATTTTGCTTATTATACTGGAAAAAATTCTACTAATCAAGACGTTTTCTGTTATTATAATACTGGATTTTCTGGATGGATTTTTTCAACGGGACAATCTTTCTCAGATGATACTGGTTATGATAAATTAATTTTAAATACTGGTGTCAATACTATTCAAGATGTTCATGAAGCTGGCAATTTAAGCAATCAAAGTGGATTTATTTATGATACTGGCGTTTCTAATCGAAGATCACTAACAAAATACTCTGGCGTTCATACTCAAATTACTTATAGTATAAATGATAAAAATATAGGAGGTATTTTAGAGGAGGAAATCTCTACCGTTAATAATCCTCAAGTTGTTACTTTTGAGGTCACGGGATATAATAATAATGGATTAAATAATAATAACTATGGTTCTATTTTATATTTAAGCCCTACTGATAATAATATCAATCTATTAGAATTTGTTCAAGATGGAAGTCCATATAGAATTGAAAGAAAAAATTCAGAGAGTCAAATTTATAAAGTATTAACTATTCGTGAAGATAGTCAAAATGAATACACAGTTGTGGCTACAAAATATAACACTGGAAAATTTGCTGAAATTGAAAACTTCGCTTCTAATTTATTGCCAGAAGATACGTTTAATACTGAACCAGTGAGTGTTAATAATGTTATTGTTGAAGAATTACCTCCTCCAGTAATTGATATTTATGACTTCACATCAATGGGTACCTCCTCTTTCCTCTTATCTTTAGACTGGTCTCAGGTTGAAAATGCTCAAGGATACGAAGTAATATTTACAAATAATCAAGGATCAACTAAATCATATATATTAAATGGAAACGGTACTACAATTCTTGAGCCTTCGGATGCATTCCAAGGGTTTGGGTTTTGGACTGCAAAAATTAGAAGTCTTGGAAATGGAACAACATTTTTAAACTCTTATTATGCTGAAAAAACTATACTAGTCGCTTATATATATGGTGATAATAGACAAATTCCAATAGTTGTAGACTTTACAGTATCATAATATGTACGAATTTGATAAAAACTACTCTTTAGATTTAGACAACGTGACCGTTAATCATGTTGCTAGTGGTATTCATTTAAATAAAGATGTTTCTTTATATTTTAGCTTTCAAGATCCACTTGGAAACATAATAAATAGCGATGCTGATTTACGAAATAATCCATTCATCAATAATACAGTTTATGACATCTTGTCTAGTAGCGGAACAACGGTTTACGCCAACTATACTTCTGGCAAGAGTCGATATTTTAATTTTAGAGAAGAAGAGAATGTTGGAATCTTTGGATTTTATCAAAAAGATTTTGGAATTAGAGCTAATGTTTATAATAGCATTAATTCAGAAATTTTTAGAGCTAGTTTTTATGTTTATGGAAATATTCCAAGTATAAATTCTATTGAAGTCTATGATGGAACAAAAGGATCAGTTAGCGGAGGATCAGGAGTTTATGATAAAATTCAATTAAATATAAACTATAATAATAATTTAACTTATATAAAATTTAATAGAATTGATATTTATGCTAGTACAGAGAATATCAGTGGAAAAATATTTCAACCCTCCACAAGTTTATCTGAAAAAATAATATCTAGCAGTCCATATTATTTATACTCTCAGCCAATTTTCGATCAAATAGATGCTTCTATTGTTAATATTCCATCTTCTAGATTAAGATATAATGTTCCATATTATTTTGGAATTATTCCATACTCTGAAATGGGAAGTGGCGAAGTTCGATATTTTGGACCTCATACAATGACTAGAGAGTTTCCAGCGCTAGTCACTGAAAAAGTTTTAGCTACTAATATTTTGCAACTGAATCATGGAGCATCATCTATGATCATGGATTATATTACTGGTTTCATTACTGGAGCAATTAATACAAACACAGTATTAGATAGAATTCCAAAAAGCTTGTATAGTACAATAACATATACGGCCCAAGTTAGCGATGCCAACCTATCCGTATCATCTTCAGAACTGAAGTTTGTTATAACTTCAACTGGAAGTCCGTCATCTGGAGTTTCATTCTCTGAATATGCTATTAGTGATAATAACTATCCAGTATACTCTTATACAAATTCGGACGATTATGTTTACCTGAATGTTTCAGGAGTTGCTCCAACAGGAGTTTTCAAACTTTACAAAGTGGCTTTGTGACTAAAAGTTTCTCTCAAACCCTCCAAGAATAAAAGTCGAGCATCTGCGGAAAGAGATGCATACTTTTTCTTAGCTCGCCTGTAAGTTTTGCGAGTAATAGGATCATTTGGATTGATGATTGATCGAAGTTCTTTTGCTTTGTTCGCGTTCATAATTTAGAAATATAATTTTCAGAGTCTTTTAGAAATCCTAGTTTTTCATAAAAGGATTTAATTTTTTCATGTTTAGGATGCTTGACAACAGTGTTCATGGAAATATATTTAAAATCATTTTCTTTTGCATACTTTATTGCAGTAGATAATAATTTGTATCCCATTTTAGGATTTTTAGATAACCATAGATATTCACTAAAGATTTTTACATTGAATTTAACATTTTTATCATTGATGAAAGCTATCATTGCATCAAATTTGTGCCCATTATAATTTGCCCAAACTAACAAGTCCCATGCTAATATAGTTTTGTAGCAAAAAGCATTTTTGATGGATTGAACATCATGTTTTAAAAATTGATGAGCGCTATCAACATCCTCTTGCTGAAAACACTCCATCAAGTCATCCAAGACGATTTTAAATTCTTCAGGATTAGTTATTCTTTTTATGCTCATTGTGGAACATTTTATGCTCATTGGTTAATTTAAGCAGCATTCTTGATTGTTTCGAGGGAATATCTTTGAACACATTCCATTCTTTAGCATCTGACAGTAATTCAGCAAGCTCTTTCTGTTCTACTGGCCCCGCTTTCTTCCACAGTTGACGCAGGAACGCTTTAAACTCTTCCAAGGTCTGGACATGAAGCAATTCATTTGCAGCCTTTTCTAGCGCTCCCTGTGCAGTAATTGGCACTGCATTGGAAATCATAAGCTCAGCAACGTCTGAGACTCTATTCTTGGACTTGTCAATTTCATCAGCACCCACAATGTGAATGTTTAAAAAGTTACGAACGCAGCGAACAAAAGCTCTGTTGCAAGCAATAGTCTCCAAGAACTTCAAGCAAAAAAGATCAGTGTTGTCACTAGTAGCATTTGCTACATCTTCATAAACGACACTTTCAGCATTTTCATAATTGGAAATCCACTCAATGGAGCATTTAGCCACAACATAATTATCTCTAGGATAATCTAATGAATACTTTACTTTAGTAAATCCGCGAAGCTTTGCCAGTTCTTTGATTCCTCCCAGCATGATGAGAAGCTGCTTATCTGTTAAACCCTCTGAGGAAGATGGAACAGTTTGCTTGCGTAGATCAAACCAGTCTTTGTTTGGATAAAGAAATTCAGGCTTGATCATAGTGCGCCAATTAACAGATCCATCCTCGTTGAATGAATAATTAATTGAATTGAGCAATCCATACTCATTGCGTTTGCAATCAATGTGACTTGGCGGCTGGCTAGTTACTGCTTTACTGCTGGGAGTTTCGCTGGTTTGCGTTTCGACTTCTGAGACTTCACTATTTTGAGTAGACATAAAAATGTTTTAATTCTTCTAAGAGAACTTCATCTTCGCACAGTTCAAAGTTTTTGTCAAGAAATGTTTCATCTTTTAATAAGTGATATCGACT